CCAAGTGCTATGAATACAGTGGTCATTGTTCTTTAACAAATAGCCCATCAACCATTGTACCCTTGCGGTCTTTGATGTCATTGTAAGCGTGTTCCATGCACTGTTCGAGAGTTAAGTTGCTTCGATGTGCAATGTTAATTAGCACTACAATAATATCTCCGATGTCATCAATAACTAGCTCGTCATTCTGAATGTTAAGGCGTAGTTCTTCGACCTCTTCGAGAAGCTTTTCAAACTGTTGGTGGTCTGTTGAGCCATCAAATAAATTACGGTCATGGTGCCATTGTACTATCTTGTCTTCCAGTGTCTTCATCCTTGCTGTCTTCCTCTTGTATATAGTTAAGTAGTTCTTTAGATGTTACATCCCATTTGCTAGTGGCTTGCTGTAAGGTTAAGCGTCCTTGCATTAAGTCTTCTTTAGCATTTTTTAAGTTCTGATTCAATACAAGCTGCTCCACTCTTTAAGTTTATCTTGTTTCTTAAACATCTGTCCAAGCTTTTCTATTTGGTTCACCAGTTTATAATCTGAGAGAAGATTAATCATCACGTTAACATCAGCTGCCTCCTGTAGTAAGTTATCTAAATGCTTTTTCTCCTTACCAAACCTGAGAAGTTTACTGCAAACCATTGCTAGTTCGCAGCACTCCTCCATAGTTATAACAAGAAGCTCTTGTTCTTTTTGAGTTAGTTTATGATTCAACATTACGCCACCTTTGAGAAGTGATGTTGAACAACAGCCTGTCGAGTGTTCTGTGTTGCAGCTATATTAACTATAGCATCTCGGCGTTGTGCTGTTGCATGAGTAGACCAGTCGGTCATAGCATTATAAAATGCCCAGCGATTAGCACCTAAACGTCTCTTGTATTTATGCCAAGCAGCATAGATGTATTCAAGCGATGGGTTAGTTCTTGGCATCTCACCCATGATAGCTTCACCAGATGAAGGCGGCCTAGAGTTAATAATCTTTTGCGCTGAATCAATCTTCAAAGCTTGGACAATCTCTTGAAAGGCCATGTTATCCGACATGGGTTGAGCACTCCACTCTGACCAGAGTTCACGCTGGTTCTCGAAAACATCTAGAGCCTTGGTGATAACTCTTGAGCCTACTTCAATGTCTAGGTTTCGGGTATGCTTAGCCCTGAACACTGCAACCTCACCGCCAACAAAAACTTGTAGATTTGTACAAGCTTGCTGGATAGCTGCTGCACTAATCATGAAGGGCCAAGTCCCGTCAAAGCTTGACACTGCAAGCAGTCCAAGGGATGCAGTGTCACCGTCTGGAGTATTATAAGTATGAGCAGGTAGCTTATATTGTACAAAGGTTCTAGAGCCATCGTGAGAAGTTCTGATAGTCTCTTGGATGCCATCAACGCTAAGCCCTGAACGCTCAATAATATTACGGGTAACATCTATCATCTTCTTGGGAGCTACTGGCTTGTAGCCATGACCGTGAACCCCTAGCTCTGCACCAGTATCGGTGCGATAGATAACAGACTTAGAGCTTGTTACTTCTGGCAGCCACTCTTCAGCAGGAAGATATGTTAAAGGTTGTGTAGCTATATCAAAATCTGCTGAGCCATAGCCACCCTCTCGGATGGCTTGAAGTGCTGAGTTGTTTGGAAACATTTGCATGATAGTCATTATGCTTGTACTCCTTCAATGCCATTAATATCTTTGATGTTCTTGAAGCTAATGCTTCGAGACTGTTTGTGCTGTACATAGAAAGCCCACTTGTAGCAATGGAAGATATGAAAACACTCTCCCTTGCTAACCTCGAAACGATTCTTGCTGGTTCGCTGTCGTACAATAAAAGACTTACCGAAGACCATACCGTTTTTCTTGCCGCTAAATGCCAAAGAGTGTGTAGATTTTGCGATTAAGTTGAATAAAGTTTCCATAGTTTAATGCCTATTGGTTTAGTTGAGTGTGTATTATAACATAAATTTATTTAAAAGTAAAGCGGTTTTTTTACTTGACTCCGCCGCCGAAGTGTGGTACAATAACTTAATGTCTTATAAGTTAGTTCGTAAGAACTTACTAACTTATAAGTCATTAAGTAATTGGTTACTGTTTTTCTTTATCTTTGATTATCATGCTTAGCAACTCAAATTCAATATCATTTAAACGGTCTAGCAAATCTTCGCTAGGTTTAAAGTTTATATTGTTTTTAAAATACTTTGCATTAATGTTTAATTGATTTAAAATTTCAAAGAACTCTTCAGATTTTTCCACTACTTACCTCCTGTTGAAGTCTATCACCAGTAATCTTAGTAACAATATAAGGCTCACTGCTCTGCTGTCTTGCAACTTTATGAGCATCTTCTAAACTAAAACTATACACGGGGCATCCAGATAATCCTAGAAAGTCTATACGCCATAGAACATTGCCTTCTTTAATTCCATCTGAGTTTTTCATGGTGCTCTGCCTCGTTTAAATAACCTTTAAGTACATAGTCAGGAAGTCTTTCAATCATTTCATATATTGCTTGGCCTTCACCGTCTCTTACATCTCTATAGAGTTGATGCATTACCTCGATTAATAGCTCTTCCTTTTCTTCTAAATCTTTAGTTGTTGGCTGCATATCTAGCCTCCTGTTTAACTTTATCTATGTAATCTTCAAAGGCTTTGCGGTGTATCTTCTTGTACTTAGAGCCGCCTTTCTTGATAACATCTTGCATATAGTGATATGTTTGAAGACCTTCCATAGCTTTATTGAGGTCTGGCTCAAGCATAAAGCTAAACATATGTGACTGACAGGTCGCAATAAACTCTTCTTCTGTGGGTAAATCCATTAGTAACCTCCAGTAAATCCAATTATATAAACTCTACGGGCTTGGTCGCCTGAGCTGTTAGCCTCAAATGTTAAGCCTTCTCGAACAGCAAAAGCTATCATGGCGTAGAACTCTTCGATATCAAACGTCTTAAATTCCATAGTTATTCTCCTGTTGAAACTGAATAGATTTTAGTAACACCATAGTCTACATATCTTAATTTTAATTTGTCTGAAACTCCGTTATTTTCTAACTCTCTACACGCTAAGCGCTCAGCTGAATCAACATCAGTAGCTTCTATTTCCATTTCAGCTCCAACCTCATAGTATACTTTAACTTTATATTTCATATCTATTCTCCAGTCAGGTAAGTATAGTGTACTTCAGATACATGGTTGCCATCTTGCCAGCGCTTAGATTTAGTAGCTACAAAGTCGCACCAAGAGTTCCAAAGATTCTCACAGCCATAGTCAGCACATAACTCTATGTACCTATCTATCTTAGCGTTGTTAGCATCAATGCCCTTCTGGGTCTTGGGATTCTTAGCTAGTGCTAAGTCTTTAGTGTCCAGTCCATACATTCTAATGTTATGAGTATCCATACAGCCAACCAATCCAGCAACCAACTGACAGCAGAAGCCAGCTTTAGCTAAGCCCAAGCCATCAACTCTCAGGAATATATTCATAAGCGATATAGATTTCATGAAGTCTGTTTGCTTGCTGTTGATAACAGCCATGACCTGAGCATATACTTTGTGCTGATTAGATTTAAGATAGCTATATGTTTTTCCTTTGTTGCCCCACAAGAATCGGGACTCAGATTTATTTAATCTTACATCGGATAGTTGGTCACCAACACCGAGCCAGTTTTGTTGAATGCTTAGCACTACCATTAGAACTGTATCTGACATATTAGTAGCACTACGTTGTGAGTATTCCTGAACCGCTTTGCAGTGAGTGTTGAACATCGGCATCTCCAATTGTGTACTTATTAGTTAGTTCGTAAGAACTTACTAACTAATAAGTACATTTAATATTAATCTTCTTGAGTTATATAGCGGTCATTCCAGTCTTCGATGGCATTAAAGACTTCACCGCTAGTTACATAACCGCCATCTAATAGTCTTTCGACTAGATAATGTACAAATTCGTTGCTAACTTCTACCATTTTACCACCTCTTACCTGCTGGGTTTTGATTAATTTTATCTTTCCAGATGCTTAAAGCTTCTGAGAGCGTAAGGTCATAGTGACCCCAGAATATATCTACTCCCTCTTCAGTGTTGCCCCAGCTATGGAACATATATTCAGCATCAGGTTTAAAGGCATCTATATGTTTGCTCTTATAGCTAATACAGATTCCAAGTATACCACAAGTGCTAACTAATTCGGCATCTAAACGTGACCGTAAAGTCTTTTGTAGTTCTAACATATTACTTATCCTCTTGTTCGTTGTTAGATATATCACAAGCTAGGTTCCAAGCCATCATAGCGGCCAGCCAAGCTACAGATTTCTCACTGCCTGAGAAGCTTTCAAGTCTATCTTCTAAGTCTTTCATGCTAGTCGGAGTGTAAAACAATTCAACTTTCTTCATAGTTCTATACCTTTTCAATGTAAACATCGTGATAACCTTCAGCTCTATAGAAGGCCGCTAACTTTTCCGCTTCACCTTTGGTGATATAGTATTGATTTGCTTCAACACCACCAACCCAAACTGTATATCTATTCATCGGCCTATCTCCTTTCCAATTATATAGATTATAAAGCCAGACAATGATAACACTATTATAAACGCTAAGTCAATTATAACCATCTTATACCTCCAAATATACTGGCTTTTCCCAGTATTCACAATACTTAGATATATCAAAGCTTTCTTCATCTACCAAGTCCATTGAGAGTATATACTCACAGCTATAATTATCGCTATGGATAACAGAGTCAGAGACTTCATTCCAGTAAGACTTATCTGTAGCTTTAGATATAGTTACATCAGAGACAATATAGGTACTACCGCCTTTATACTTCCAGTATTCTGGACACTGACCTTCGCCGTTCCAGTCATGAGCGCCATAGTTTTCTTGGAACTGAGTAGTAATAACAATCTTCATAGCTTTATACCTCTATCTCAATAAATGAATCAATGTCAGTCGGCTCTGCCGGAACAACTTCTACTAAACTATATTCAGCATTTCTTAAATGCATAGCAGTTTCAGTAGCATCTTCTAAGTCTTGGCAGACCATTACATTACCATCGAATATAACTTTATACATGAGCATCGAGCCTTTTTGTTTTGGAGTTAATTTAATAGAGCCTACTACTTCGTAATAGGCTATATAAATTAACTAAACTTCGTAGCATTTAGCGACAGTTGACCAGTCTATACTATGTAAAACTTCTTCGCAATAGTATAGATGTTTATGTACAACTATTGTACCGTCATCCCATTCTATACAAACTTTATCACGAAATGAAACATCAGGAAACATTCTTGCCCATATATAACTATCATCAAAGTCTTGCATAAATCTATACCTCGAAAATTAATAGAATTTAACTGGCCGTCCGTGGCCGATAGAATTACTTGGCAGACAGAATCTCAAGGATTTTATCCATCTTCGCTTCTAGCGAATCAACACGATTGGTCAGTGTTGGTTTCTTGGAAGTCGTAGACTTCTTTGGAGCCTTGGAAGCCTTTGGCTCCGCTGAAGCTTTAGCTTTAACTTTCTTGGAAGCCTTTGGCTTCGCCTTAGCCTTAGATTTCTTGGTAGAAATCATGTGGAGGAACTGCTCTGGAACACAATCCCATTCAAACCATTCTGAAACATCAGAATGGGTCATAAAGCTATCGGAGTCTTTGTAGTGCTTGTTAAGCACTGCATTGAAAACCTTGGTCAATCCATATCTCTCCGATGGAGAGGTTGCTTGGATATTAGCAAAGTGGGAAGCTACGGCAAACACTTGTCGAGCAGTAGCAATTTGGTTGGCATCGATTGAGTTGAAGTTTGATTTGGCCATTATAATATTCCTTAGTTATTAAATTTAAAAAGTTCATTCTGAACTTCTTTTTAAATTTAATAACTAAGGAATACTTTTTAGTATCTCTATAACCTTTTATAGGTTATAGAGATACTAAGTTCGGCTTTAAGACTTTTAAAGTCTTTATAGGGCGGCATTCCCTATCGGGAATTTCCTGTAGGCGATAGAATCTTTGGAGACTTTAAAAGTCTCAAGGGAGGTTGATTAGTCGTAGACTAAAAAGATGCTAAGTGCTTGAAATTCTTGGAAGTCTCTGGAGTAAATCTATAGATTTAAAAACACTTGAAAGTCTCCCTAGTTTTGTAAACTAGAAAGCTAGTCACCAACTCTAAGACTTTTAAAGTCTTCAAAGGGGTGCGGGCGTTAAGATTCTATAGAATCTCTGGAGATTTTAAAGTCTCTTTGGAGACTTTAGAGGGTGGGCAAGCTGCCATGGGGGGGTACTGGGATATATATACAATCGTATACATTTTATGGAGATATGCCATGTAAACCAGATAGTGCCGCAGCTTTAAAGGCTTTAAAGGGAGGGGCAAGGCTTGGGAAGTCGGGCGGCTTCCAAGGGCTTTAAAGGGAGTAAGGGGAATAAACGGGGTTTATGTATATGTACACATGTCAAGGCAAGCTGTACATATATACATATGCTATAACCCCGGTGGGCTTAATATCTATTATACCCGTAGAATAAGCATCTGTCAAGTTTTTTCTTTATTATTTTATATATGCTCTCTTTTATGATAGCTTTAGGCCGATATAACCGTATATTCACTCATAAACGATAGTATATATAAAAAAGTTATAAAAAAACTTGACAAACCTCCATATTACGGGTATACTATAGTAATAGTACACTTAAATGACTAGGAAGTCTAAATGCCTGACAAACAACTAACCACCAAGCAACAAGCGTTTCTTGACAATCTTACAGCTTGTGGCGGAGATGTCAAACACGCAGCAGAGTTAGCAGGCTATGCAGAGGGCACACATTACACTGTAGTAAAAGCATTGAAGTCTGAGATACTAGACATAGCTACAAACATACTGGCGCTCAATGCACCTAAAGCAGCTTCTAAGCTTATTCAGATTATGGATAGCCCAGAGCCTATACCGCAAGCTAACATGCGTATACAAGCTGCACAGCAAATCCTAGACCGTGTAGGACTAGGCAAAACAGAACGCCTAGATGTAAACGTAAGTTCTGGTGGGGGTTTGTTTGTTATACCCGCCAAGAAGGAGGTAGTGATAGATGGAGAATATACGGAGGTCAAGTAGCACCATACCGTTTGGTTATAAGCTAGATGAGTCTAATAACCAAATGCTAGAGCCAGTACAAGAAGAACTAGACATGCTGGACAAGGTTCTACCGCTTATAAGGGAAAAGACCCTAAGCCTAAGAGAAGGCAGCATGTGGTTGACCCACGAAACAGGACGTTCAATATCACACATGGGATTAAAGAAAATTGCCGAACAAAGAAAATGATTGGGACATCAATCCTGACAAATACTTGGTTGACGAGGAAGGCAACTTTAAACTTAAAGTTGATGGTACTCCCCGCAAAAAGGGTGGCAGAGAAAAAGGCTCAAAGGGAAGAGGGTACACATACCACTCAGAAACAAAAGCCAAGCAAGCAGCAAAGAGAAGCGTAAAAGACAAAGAGAAAAAACTCAAAGCAGCTCAAAACAAAATAGATAATTACAAGAAGTCTATAAGCAAAACTAAAAAGACTCTCAGCAAACTCGAAAACGAGAACGATACAAAGCTCGTAAGCGCCGAAGAGTTGGATAACATCCCCGCTTCATTAAAAGCAGAAGCAGTGCAGGATGTTATCTTTAAGGCTAACGAAGGCCCACAGGAAGACTTTCTTGCAGCCGGAGAAACAGATGTGTTGTACGGTGGTGCAGCAGGGGGTGGTAAGTCATATGCTATGCTTATTGACCCCTTGCGTTTTGCACACCGACCAGCCCATAGAGCATTAATCATTAGACGCTCTATGCCAGAACTACGAGAACTAATAGACAAAAGTCGGGAGTTGTATCCAAAAGCATTTCCCGGCGCTAAGTACAAAGAAGTAGAAAAGCTGTGGGTATTTCCAAGCGGAGCTAAAATGGAGTTTGGGTTCTTGGAGCGTGATGCAGATGTATACCGCTACCAAGGTCAAGCATATAGCTTCATAGGCTTTGACGAGATTACACATCTCCCCACAGAGTTTGCTTGGAATTACTTAGCTTCACGGCTACGTACTACCGACCCAGAAATTGAGACGTACATGCGTTGTACAGCTAACCCCGGTGGTTCTGGGGCAAACTGGGTAAAGAAAAGATACATAGACCCAGCGCCACCCAATGAAAGCTTTAGGGGCGCAGACGGCCTTACGCGAAAGTTTATACCAGCTAGATTACAGGATAACCCCTACCTAGCTAAAGACGGACGATACGAGCAGATGCTAAATGCTCTACCGCCAACACAACGCAAACAGTTGTTGGACGGTAACTGGGATGTTGCAGAAGGCGCAGCATTCACAGAGTTTAATCCGTTTGACCATGTAATTACGCCTTTTGAGATTCCAATACACTGGGAACGAAGTAAAGGGATTGACTACGGTTATGCTTCAGAAAGTGCATGTGTATGGGGTGCCGTTGACCCCAGCGATGGTACACTAATAATATATCGTGAGTTATATAAAAAAGGAT